ACATTGAAGCGGCCATCGAAGAAGCGCACTTCATACAAAACCAGCTCAACGAAACAGCTGTCATCACACACGATTCAAAGGGCAACCTATTTGTCATAACACGCAACCAATACGAATTGCCAGAGCACAACACGGATACCGTGTTGGAGATCTGCAAAGCTAAGGGGGAAGTACCTGCAAGGTGAGTGCTGGCATCAGGCAGTTCAGGTTGTCATAGCCTGTCTCCATAGTGAAATAGATTGGATGAAATGGCCGCCCCCACAAAAGTTGTTTGTTCTCGGCCTAATCCAATCAACCAGCACAAACTACTTGAACAAATTAGTACAAGTAGTACTATTTACAGCCAATTAAGAATCAATAAATATGCAAGCATTCGAACATCAAACAACAACAACTGAGTTTATCGTCGACAAAAAGCAGTGCTTGATCACTTCTGATCCAGGCACTGGCAAAACCCGCAGCGTTATCGACGCCTATGCCAAGCTGCCCTTGGACAAAGGTAAAATGCTAGTCATCGCCCCGCTCTCGATCCTTCAAGCGTCTTGGGGTGATGACATCGACAAGTTCCAACCTAAACTTACGTACGTAGTTGCGTACGCCAAGAACAGAGCCAAGGCTTTTCAAAGCGACGCGGATATCGTTCTAACAAATCATGACGCCGTTAAGTGGCTTCTCAAAAACGTCAACGTACTGAAGCAATTCAACACCATCTGCATTGACGAGTTCACTGCGTTCAAAAACAAAGACAGCCAACGCAGCAAGGCAATGGCCAAGATCATTGATTGGTTTGACTACCGTGTGGCGATGTCTGGTACGCCCAACAGCAACACCATTCTCGATATCTGGCACCCCGCCTACCTGATCGACGGTGGCGAGCGGTTAGGTCGCAGGTTCTACGGCTTCCGCAACTCTGTTTGCACGAGTCGCTTCAATGGTTTTGCTAACGAGTGGGTAGATAGGGACGACGCCGAGCAGATCGTCGCGTCTCAGTTGCACGACATCAACATTCGATTCGCGCTTGAAGAGTGCATCGACATGCCTGAGCAAACAGTCTCAACCAAGCTGACACGCCTGCCTAAAGACATCATGAACCAGTACTTGGTACTTGCAGAAGACTCTGTCTTGCATACCGCGCAAGGCACGATCAACGCAGTACACGCTGGTGCCAAGGTTAAGAAGCTACTACAGCTGTGTACCGGTGCCATGTATGACAACGAAGGCAGTGTCATCGGCGTACACAACGACCGCTATGACCTTGTCCTACAACTTGTAGAACAGCGTGCTCACAGCCTTGTGGCCTTCAACTGGTCGCACGAAAAGGCGCACCTTGTTGAGCAGTGTGAAAAACGCGGTATCAAATACGGCGTTATCGATGGCACTACACCACCACACAAGCGCAACGACATCGTTGATCGTATGCAGGCAGGACAGCTGCAAGTTGTCTTCTGTCACCCCCAGTCTGCGGGGCATGGACTCACCATGACAACAGCTACCACCGTCATCTGGGCGAGCCCGACGTATAACGCCGAGCACTACCAACAATTCAACCGTCGCATCTACCGCGCAGGCCAAACCAAACGCACTGAGGTTATCCGCATTGCCGCTGAAGGTACGTGGGAGACGGACGTGTTCGACAAGTTGGAGGGCAAGTTAGCTCGTATGGAAGACCTGCTCACCACACTCAACAACCTTAACAATCTAAGGAAATCAGCATGAAGCTAACAATGAATTCAGACGAACTCATCACAGAACTCAAGAAAACCAAAGATCAGATCAAAGACCTCAACAACGAGGTCAAAGAACTCAAGGGACGGGAAGACGAACTTGCCCGTTCCCTGATGGCAGAGATGGACAAGACAGGTCTAAAGCGTATGGCTAATGACCTTGCAACCGTCTCTGTCGCAACAGAAGCCGTGCCTGACGTTACTGACTGGGATGCGTTCTACGCATACATCAAAGACAAAGGGCTCTTCGAACTGTTGCACAAACGTGTTTCTGCAACCGCGTGGCGTGAGCTTGCCAAGATGGAAAGCATTCCAGGCGTGGATTCCAGAGACTTAATAAAACTCAACTTTAGAACTACCTAATTAACAATTACCAATAAGGATCTAACTATGGCGAATCAAGCCTTAGCCCTCGTCGACAGCTCAGAACTACCTGCTCACCTGAATATGGAGAGCAGCCGTGGCAATGAAAATGTCGGTGCGAATATCACTATCCCTCGCATCAAGCAGCTGCAGAAGATGTCGAACGAGTGTGATAAGCACCACCCAGCACACATCAAAGGCGCTGAGCCTGGAATGTTCTGCAACACCGGTACCGGCGAACTCTACGGTGAAGAGATCTACGCGATCTCAATCAATTTCACCACGGCGTTCAAAGTCTGGCGTGCCATCGAAGCTGGTGGTGGCATCGTAGGCGAGTTTCCTACTCAAGCTGAAGCAGAAGCTGCTATTGACGCAGCCGAAGGCGACAACGGCAACTACACAGCTAACGAGACGCACACTCACTTGTTGATCCTCAAGGATCCCAAGACTGGTGAGCTGTCATCGCCTGCCCTGATGGACTTCGCTGTATCTAAACTGACGGTATCCAAGCGTTGGAATACAGCAATCCAGATGAAAGGCGGCGACCGTTTCGCAGCACTGTGGAAACTAAGCACTGTGTCGGTGACATCGAAAGCGGGTAACCAGTACCTGAATATCGATATCGACGCACTAGGTTGGGCACAGAAGGCTGACTACGACGTAGCAGCTTCACTGTACGAAGCTCACGCCTAGTACTGCATGAACGAACACAGCTTTGTAAAAGCTGTACATCGGAAACTTCCACCTGAAGTTTACAAGTGGAAAATTCACGATACGTATACCGGCGGGGTACCAGATGCAATGTATGCTGGCCCTGCTGGTCTATTGTTTGTCGAATACAAATACCTTAAAAAACTACCAAAAAAGCCCACCACCCCCATAAAAACGGGGCTGTCAGAGCTTCAAATCAGTTGGTTAGAACGTATGCTACTTTACAATGTATTAGTAGTGGCTATAATCGGCTCACCGTCCGGTGCAATAGTTCTATCTAAAGACTTCCGACGCACACTCACCCTGTCGAACTTTGACGCAACCCTATCTGTCAGCGAATGCGCTGACACGATTGTGGACTTGGCAACGAATAATGAAAGAAGAAAACTTACCTATACCTGTCCAGAACCTACGGAGAATCTGGGCTAAATACAAAGAAGAAAACAAAATCACTCAAGCCGAGGCTGCTGAGAAACTAGGCTGGAAACAAAGTAACTTCAGCCACTACATAGCCAACATCAACAAGTTGAACCCTAATACGATATTCAAGCTATCGGTGTTCCTGCAAGTTGACCCAACCGAGATAGACCCCACGTGTTTTGATGACATGCCCGATAGCCGCTATGTCAAAGCAGAAAAATGCACAGGCGAGAAGATTACCCAAAAGGTTGTTGTTCCTGCAAAGCAGATGGCGGGCAACACATACGTGTATGACCCAAGCATGGGCTACAAACTGCCCGAAGGCTGCACGTTTGTGGCAGTAACACCTAGCTCTGCTAAAACAAAACAAACCAATTTGTATCTAGTACGAAAGTCCGCAAAAGATAAGTGGAAACTGGTAGAACACGATACGTTAACAACGCTACGAAAGTCCTATAAAAACGTAAAAAGCGTTACAACTATCTACACATAGTCCCTTCTATCTGCTACGCTTCGTAGCAGTTGTACTTAGTACAAGTAATACTATAACAAAAGCAACATCGCACTAAGGACTGTTATATGCAGCTAATGCTCGAAGAGAAATACGGCCCTTTTATGACTGTTGAAGACCTAGCCGATCTCGTCAAATCCAACAAACAAACCATTTACAATCGGCTCTACAACGAGACGCTGGGCATACCACACTGGCGCATGGGTAAGCGTTACCTATTCCCCACCGAAGGCGTAGAAAGCTACATCGCGAATAGCATGAGCCCAGCCGCCAATGACTAATGGCGATATGGTGCATTCCCCCGCACATTACGCCGACGCTGAGATCGAGTGCATTGACGCCATGATCTCAGCTTTTGGTATCGAAGCCGTTGAAACATACTGTCGACTCGCTTCATTCAAATACCAATGGCGTGCCGGAAAGAAAGATGACGCTATCCAAGATCTAAAGAAATCGATCTGGTATACGCGCTTTGCAATGGGCGACGACCCAAGATCTTAAAAGTTCTCAGCGTTTAACTGCGTATACCGGCGCAGCGTCTCCCACTTTTTGTGCCCTGATATGTGCGCAACTTGCGGTATCGTGTAGTTGCTTTCCCTGTCCTCAAACAAACGGCTGATGCCTTCGTGCCGTAGGTCGTGAAACGTCAGATCCTCAATGCCTACCCGCTTACACACCCGCGCAAACCTGTCTGATATCGCCCCACTCGTAGCAGGCTTCCCAAACACATGATCAGGCCGCGTAGGCAGTCGAATTCTGTTACGGGTTACCTTGCCAACCTTCTCATATTCACGCAGGAGCGCCTCTCTCACGCCCTTTCTCATGGGTATTACGTGGTCATTCCCCTGCTTGCGCCCAGGGGTTCTTCTGCTTTCGATAGCAATGGTGTGCTTTTCAAAGTCCACATCGCGCCACGTCAGCTCGTGGATTTCACGCTGACGCATACACGATTCCACAGCAAACTCGATCATTGGGCTTAGCCAGTTGTTCCCAGACTCAGCGTTGTGCTGTCGCCCTACTCCAGCCATCAGCTTTTCCCACTCACCTTCTTGTAACCGGCGCGTACGGCGCTTACTGCCTGCAACCATCTTGAGCGAACCGAGCGTAGGCTGTGTCACCACAACGGGGTTGGCGGCGATTGGTAGCCTCCAGATCACGATGCCGTAATCGATCACCTGCTTGAGGTACGACATGTCTTTTTGAAGCGTTGATGCAGCGACCTTCTTACGTCGTTGCTTACCGTAGCTAAGTAGGTACTGCGGCGTCAGGTCTTTGAGCGTGTCACTTTCAAACTCACGGGCCATGCGAAGTAGGCTTGCGAGCTTAGACCCAGACACTGGGGCGGTGTCCTTTAGCTCTTCGATGTAGTTATGGATCAGATCCGACAGGTTGTGGCTTACCTGTGTACGTTTATCGATGAACGTACCTTCGTCCATCTGCATCTCGACCTTCCTGGCCCAAGCCTTAGCAGCAGACTTAGTTTTGAAGGTTTTTGTAAGCCGTCTGTAGCCAGCTTTATTTATATCTGCCTGCCATGTACTATCCCGCTGCCTAAGGGTTGCCATTTGTCTCCGCCATTACTCCGCCAAAGCGGTATACTGGATTATATTATTATATAAAACAATAGGTTACGGCGGCGACGCAGAGAATCCCTCTCTCTCCGCCATTTAATATAAACCTTATATTTATCAATGACTTACGAAGACCCAGTGGCAAATGGCGGAGTTTTTTAAGTGCTTGATTTCATTAAGTTTTATAATTTAGTCTAAACTGGACTCCGCCAATGACGGAGTTAGCTGCGACGTGTGGGTCTATGCCCTGCCTTGCGCACTCTGGCTGTTTTCTTCGCTATCTTCTTGGGCTGTGCTGAGAACTGCTTGCCTTTCTTTGTGTCTTCCCGCTTCTTACGGGTAGTGGCAGCGTACTCCTTGTCTGATAGAGCCGCTCTAGCCTTCTTCGGGAGATACCTTTCACCTGTCGCTTTCTTTCCTTGAGTTGAGTTTTTACCGGACTTCGTGCCCCAGTCTTCTTTCGTCCACTTCGACAGCGACTTTTGTGCCTTAGTCTTCGGGCCTGAGTAACCGCCACCTGCTTTCTTGTAGCGATGTGTTGCGATCTGCGCCTTACGTGCTGACCACTGCCCAGGCTTCCCGCCAGCAGATCCGGCCTTTACAGCCGCAACAATTCGCTTCCACAGCGCCTCGTCAGTTCGAGCCATTACTAACTGCCGTGCGAGCGCTGTACAGCAAAGTTAGCGGTCTTGCTCGCGCCTTTGTGCTTCTTAAAACCTTCTTTGGGGTCTTTCATCACCTTCATCGTCCCGTTCGACTGCTTCATCCAGTGATAACCCTTGGGTGCCGCTACCTTCATACTACCCTCCTCTTCGTGTAGCCCTTTTTCTTGGTGTTCTTCTTAGCCATCTTCTTCATGTTCCGAGGCGGCTGGTTGATACAAGGGGTTCCATAGTGCATAAGCACCTCCTACTTTTTATTAGACCAAGCCTGCGCTCCGAAGAACGCGGCCAAGATACCGGCAACACTGACGAAGTAGACCGAAGCCATGTCACCAAGAATTGATGCCGCTTGTTCAAGCCCAAACATACTGCTGGCCACAACAAGCGACGGGTAAAGAAGCATTCCCCACAACGCGAACCAAGACATCGCCCGCTGCGCGTCTGCCCGCTCATGGCTGATCTTCAGTTCTT